GCTGCTATTTGGAAAAAGATCGCCGAAGGTGAAGATAACGTTGGTATTGTATTAGAACACGATGCTATTATGTATTATAAACCAGACATCAAAATACCGGATAACTATTTAATTACGTTAGGATATAAATTATCAGAATTACGTTATGATTATAAAGAAGGTAATAAACAACCACGGAAATTGATTAATATAGATGGTCATGAAGGTGCCCATGCTTATATGATGACAAAAAGAACAGCCCAAAACTTAATTCACGAAATAGAAGAGCAAGGTATATTAGGAGCAGTTGATAACGCATACTTTATTCGTGGACAGAGAAGAACCAAGATACCACTTGTGATTATGTCTCCAACCCCTGCTGTAGGATATTTAAGAGATTCTACGATATGGGATGAGTCAGCGCACGTTAACTACGAATTTATAGACAGCTTCGCTAATTATTATAAATAAAAACATTAGCAAACTAAAAATTAGGAAATACTTACATGGATCGCTTAAACGAAGCAGATGATACATCGATTGCGGCTGGATCTGTAAAGGATTACACAGATACCGACAAAATAAAAGATTCTTCTAATAAAGATATCAAGAAGCGTAAAGATAAGAAAAAAGATCAAGACGAAAACGATATCATTCAGAAAGATACCAAACGTACTTTTGATGCAACAAAGTATATTGATACTGAACCGCGCATTAACGAAGCTGTTACAGCAACAGCAGTTGCCACATTTGGTCGTATGAATCCNCCAACAGTCGGTCATGAAAAATTAGTTAATGCGATTATCAAAAAAGCAATCTCGGTTAAAGGTACTCCATTAGTATACCTATCAAAAACGCAAGATGCCAAAAAGAATCCATTATCGTATGATGATAAGATTAAGTTTGGTCAAGCTCTATTCGGTAAAAGGATGATTGTTAAATCAAACGCAAAAACAATTATACAAGTTGCACAAGAATTACAAAAGAAAGGCTATAAGGATTTAGTTTTAGTTGTTGGTTCAGATAGAGTTAAAGAATTTGATACATTGCTAAACAAATATAACGGTAAAGATTATACGTTTGATAGTATTGAAGTTGTTTCTGCTGGTGAACGTGATCCTGACTCTGATGGTGTTGATGGAATGTCAGCAAGCAAGATGAGAGCATTGGCAGCAGATGGTAATTTTGACGAATTCGTTAAAGGAATTCCAACAAGAAACGATAAAATAAGGTTAGACTTATATACAGCGGTTCGTGATGGATTGGGTATTAACGAACAAACCAATTTTGCGGTAAGTCAGTTTCTTGCAGAAAGAGTTAAGGCAGGTAAGGTNGATCCTTTATCAGCAATGGGTAAACAAAAACTAACAGGCGCTGAAGTTGCCAGTTATTATAAATCAAACCCAACTGCAAAATCTGCGGCTAATCGAGACAAGAATGTTAAATTAGCAATTGAACTTGCGTTGGATTTATCAGGTAATATGAATTACGCAGTTAAAGAAATTGATAAACTCAAACGCAATCTATCAAAACATCCTGAAGTTCAAAAGGCTTTAAGATCTGCAAATGAATCCTCCAACATTGACTTATATCGAGCAGCTTCTATTCAAGAAAGAATGCANAAAGAAGCCGATAAAGAATCCAAACAACAAAAACAACAACCTGGGTATTATAAAGATCTNGGTGGTTCTACTAAAGATAAANGNCAAGCNCATTTCAATAAAAAGTCAAAGATGGACGACGACAATCCTGATGCTTATGATAAGGCACCTGGTGATGCAGAAGCTAAAACAAAACCATCTAAGCATTCAAACAAGTTTAAGAAAATGTTTGGCGAAGCAGTAGATCGTAATATGGAACGTGCAGGTTTAAAAAGACCACATCAACTATTAAGACAAGACAANACTGTTAACTTCGATTATAGATTCAAGATGTATCGTTCTGCCAAAGAAGCAGAAGCATTAGAGAAACAACGAGCAGTGATTGAATCAGAGATTACAGACCAAAGAATAGACGAGTTAGAACAGTTGATTGAACAAGTAGAATTCGTATCAGAAAAATCAAACCCTGAAAAATCATTAAAGGATAAAGCTGAGAAATCAGGAATGCCTTATGGTATATTAAAGAAAGTATTTGATAGAGGTGTTGCTGCTTGGAGAACAGGCCATCGTCCTGGTACAACTCCAGTACAATGGGGATTGGCAAGAGTAAATAGTTTTGCTACAAAATCACCAGGTACATGGGGTAAAGCTGATAAAGATTTGGCCGACAAAGTTAAATAATGGATCGTATAAATAATATTAAAGAAGCCGGCGGAGCTGGTGATTGGGGAACCGATAAAGCTCGAGCAAGACTTCAAAAAGATACGCCTGGTCAAGAGATCGCGCGCAAAAAGAAATTAAAAACTTTTAAAGAATTTAAGGACCAGGAAACCAAATGAAAAATTTTAGACAAGTATTGGAAGGCGTTGATGTAATCAGCGAGAACCTTTCTAAATCATCAAAGGAGTTGGCAAAAGAAATTGATACTGCTGCCAAGAAAGAATCAGGTGCAGATAAGGCAGATTATCAAACTGTTGCTAAACTTATATCCCAAAACAAACTTGACGACGCTAAAAAGATTATTGCTAAATTAGACACCGTCGTACTTGAAGATTTGATTACCTTTATAATGGGCCATGAGGATGTATTCAAAGCAATGTATCCTAGAGCTCGTCCTGGTCAATACGCCGCTTCATTCGCAAGAAAGGAAAGTGTTGAGGAAGGTAAATTACCACCTGCTCTTCAAGCCTATCAAGATAAGAAGAATGGCAAGAAGCCTCAGGATGATGTTGAAGAAGCAATGTCACCAGCTGATAAGGCAAAACGTCTTAAGATGATTAGGCAAGCTGTTGAAAAGATGAATAAGTCTAATATGGAAAGAGCAAAGAAAGATGCTCTCAAGATGATGAAAGATTCTGGTATGTTTGACGAAGAACTTGAAGAAGCCGCACCTAAAATGAAGAAGCTTGGTTTCTACGGATCTGAGATCGGTGGTCTTAGACAAGGCAACAAATATTATTCAGCAAAACCTGTAGAAGTTCAAGGTAAAGTTGGATTCAGAGTAACCGATGAGTTTGGTGGTTTTGAAACAATTGATCTCAAAACATTTGCGAAGAGATTCGGATAATGTCAAAATTATTTGAAGCAATGGCCGAGATCAAGTTAACTACTGAAAACATTCAGAAAGTTATTAAAATGTTTCCAAGAGATAACGATTGGAAGAACCTGATAACCAAACATCGTAGAGATATTGATGCTCTTCGAAGAGGTAAAGATTTACCAAAGAAAGTCGAAGACGAACTAATGCAATGGGCATTGGACAACGGCGAAATCAAAACTGACGACGTCGAAGAATTAGAAGATTTCATTGATAGTATTATGAATGAAGGTACCGATAAACAGATTGCTGAAGGNTTACCAAATCAAAAACAATTAGAAAAAGATATCATGGACTTTATGAAAGATGGTCGTTCTGATGGTATTACTGGTTTGATGGGTGTCTCTAAAAGTTTAGAACAGAAATATAAAGTTGGTCCTGCAGTCGCAAGAACAGCAGTTAAAAAATTATTAAGTGATATCGTCAACGGAACATACAAAGGTTAATTATGTTATCTTATAACCAATTCGTCACTGAAAAGTGCTGGGACGGATACAAACAAGTTGGAATGAAAAAGAAGAACGGCAAAGANGTTCCAAATTGTGTACCCGAATCCAAGGAGTTGGAAGAATTGACTACTTCACAGTTAATTAAGAAGTTAGCAGCTGATACGATATTCAAAAAGAAATACGGCCAAGCGGTCGCCAAAGTAAAAGAAATCATGTTTAAACATGGTGACAAACCTCGACATGGTAAAGAATATTACGCAGGCAAGATTGCGAATCAGTTTGGTCTTGATCCTCACGTCCTTGCTATAATGATTGATGAACAGTTATCAGAAGGTTCAGAATCATGGGATGACGGATATAAACGCCGAGTTGTTAAAACAACAAAACCAGAACANAAAGAACAAGGTTATAATTGGCGCATCAAAGGCAAAGATAAAGATAACCTATCAATCAAACTATATAAAACTAAACCAGANCAAGCAGAATTTGAAAAACAAATGAAGCGGGTCGCTGGACATGAATTCGGAGGATAAAATGTCAAAGGAATTAACAAGGCAAGAAAGATTAGATGCAGAGATCAAAAAAAGTCTTGATGCAAGAACAAAAGAATTTAAAGAAAAAATCCAAAAGCTAACTTATGAAAAAATTAAGCAAGCTTTAGTGCCTTCAAAGGAACCATTAAAAGGTTATCCGCATAACGAAAGTATGCTCGAGGCTTCCGATCCTTGGCAGGATGATATAGATTACCTTAGCAAATTAGATAAGACTGATCCTAAAAAGGCAGCAGCGTTTAGAAAAAGAACTAAAGCACTTAAGAAGGGCGGTGGCTGGAATTTAGCAGGAAAGCCAACTCCTGAACAAAAGAAGATTATGCAACAAATGGATAGGGATGCCAAGAAAAAGCACCCCAATTTATATAGAGAAGAAGTTACTATTTCAATAGACGAATCCGTTAACGAAGCTCTTAAAGCTGGTAAAGGAAAAGGACTTGCTGATATTGATTACGTAGGTGATAGAAAGTTAACTCAGAAAATCGAAAAGATGTTCAACATTAAGATCAAGCAGACAGGTAATACTACTGCTGATGTTACTGGAGAAAAGAAAGATATTTTAAACTTTTTACAGAAACATTACTATTACGATAATTTAGACGTTATGGAGCTACATCCTGAGATCGTTGAAGATATTGAAGAAGTAAAAGTTCCTGCTAACTATGCTGCTATGATGGCCAAGAAAAAGGCTGCTGCTGCAAAGGCTGCTGCTGCAGATAAGCGTAAAAAATAGTTGACATTTAGTCACAGAGTTGATATAATAATATAATGAAAACCATATCTGAATACAGAATATCCCCGCTCGAAGAGGAAGCAGAAATTGTTCCTTATAACGAGCTGCATATTGTTGTATTAGGTACAGGAGATGGTGACGGTACTTTTGCTGATATTGTTGAAGAAGTTTCTGTTAAGAGAGATATTAAATACGATTTCGTTGATATAACAAAATCGTGGATTGCTGACTCTGATATTGACATCGGAACTGTAAAGCTTCGTAATGTTGATGGCAAAGATAAAGATATTGAGATTGAAACACATAACTCAATTGTATTTGTAAGAGCAGGAGCAATCGGTACGCTTTCCTCTCAAGCGTTTGTATCCTCTTTACAAGATATTGGCTTTTTGCTTGTTAACGATTTAGAATCTATGTTAGTCTGTGATAACAAAATGTCCAACGCATTATTGTTAGGTCGTAACAATATACCGATTCCAAGAACATCATCTATACCCAACGAACAATCTATCGAAGACGCTCATAAACGAGTAGGTGGAAAGTTCCCTGTTATTATTAAAACACTTAAAGGAACTCAAGGTGTTGGTGTAATGAAGATTGATAGTATGTCATCTTTAACAGGTGTATGTCAATCGTTATGGAAATACGATGCTGATTTGTTAATACAAGAATTCTTTGAAATGAAATCAGATGTACGTACTCTACTTGTAGGTGGTAAGATCATTGCTGCGGCAGAAAGAATACGAGCACCAGATAACAAAGACTTTAGAAACAATGTTCACCAAGGTGCAACAACAGAACCATACGATTTATCAAAGAAAGAGATCGCAGTAATTAAAGCAGCCGCAAGAGCAACAGGCGCAGTTTATTGTGGTGTAGATCATTTCGTTGACGATAAAGGCAATCCTTATATTATCGAAGTAAACGGTTCTCCAGGAATTCGTTCTCACTTTGAAGGATACGATCCTTGGACAGAAGAAAAGACAGGTAAGATTTCTGATAAAGAAGTAGTTGAGCTCGTTATACAATTCTTTTCTAAAGATGTTAATAGGCGACCAATCTTTAGACAAGAAGCGGGATATCTTGAGACGATTATATTTACGGGAATGGAAAAGAATCCTGTTCGTGCAAAGTTTGACACAGGTAACAGTGCAAAGGCAAGTATGTTACATGTTGATTCCATGGATGTTAAAAATGGAAAAGTTACTTGGACAAAGAACGGATATAAGTTCGAAGATAAATTATTGTATATCTCAAAACCAATGAGAGGTCAAAAACCATTTGATGAAAGACCTGTAATAGAACATGAGATACACTTTAACAACAAAACTTATATTGCTGAAATTGCGTTATCAGTGAAAGATACTGCATCAGAAATGTTAGTGAATAGAAAGTTAATGACTAAGTTTAAAATTGCGGTGAATCCTAACAGACGATTCATACTGTCAAACAAAACAGAAAGAAACGACAAATCGGATCACTAATGAAAAAATTTACAGAGTGGAAACATGAAGGTTTCGGATTATATGAAGGAGTTACTGTTCCTTTAGAAAGTCCTATGATTGAATTAGAAGAAGAACCAGAATTGAATTCACCTAAACGGTCAAGTGGAGATAAGAAGTATGTTGTCTATGTTAGAAACCCTGACACAGGTAATATCAAAAAGATTGAGTTCGGTGATGAGAAAGGCGGACTTACAGCTAAGATTAATGACAGAGAAGCCGCTAAGAATTTCGCAAGTCGACACAATTGCGATACTAAAACAGATAAAATGTCTGCAGGATACTGGGCCTGTAGATTACCTAAATATGCAAAAGGTCTTGGCCTCAAGGGAGGTGGTAGTTATTTCTGGTAAACCATATACGGATCTTGATGATATTCGTACATTTGATATTAATGAAGATCAGTCGGAGTTTGTTTGGCACAGAGATAAAGAAGACCGTTTAGTTGAAGTAATATCAGGAAATGGTTGGCAATTTCAACCAGAAAATTGTTTACCATTGTTATTACAACCAGGGATAAAGTTTAAGATCAAAGAAGGTGAATACCATCGTTTGATTAAAGGTATTGATAATTTACAGATTCGGATAACGAAACTGTTATAAATAAACATAGAACATATAAATTAGCTTAAAAAGTTTTAAGGGAGAAAGAAATGAGTTGGAAAGAAATTATCGAGAGTAAAATTGACACTAAGATGTCAGCTGCTATTCAAAAGAAAATTGGAGTGGTTAGTGAAAGAACTGTTGAAGAAGAAAACGAATATCAGAAATTCTTTCAAAAGGCGCTTAAAAAGTTTGGAATCGAATCACCAGCAGAGCTAGAAGACGACGCAGCGAAGAAGAAATTCTTTGATTACGTTGATGCAAACTGGAAAGGAGATGACGAAAAGGCAGAGGGTACTGAAGCTCAGGATTCTATCAAGCCTTCAAAGAAAAAGGATTTGGCTGCTAGCAATTGCGGCGGTTAATCCATTATATTATAGGAGTAAATTATGTTTTTGATTGAATGGATTAAAGGCTTATTTTCTAAAGACGAAGTCACTCCTGCTAAAGTAGACCCAGTGAAGGAGCCAAAGAAGGCTGCTACTGCAAAAGGTCCTCAAGTTACTAAAGCTGCGTTAGGTAAACTAACAAAAGCTGGACTTGAAGAAGCTGGTCGTAAAGCAGGTATTGAACTCGATAAAAGAAAAAAGAAAGCCGATTTAGTTAATGAACTTTATAAAGTTTTAAAATAATAAAAATAAAATTAGGAGAATAACAATGGCACTATGGGGAAAAACAGACGCGGCAGCAAGCGTACCAAAGTGGCTCGAAACCGCAGCAGGAAATACTAATAAGTCTAATGATGAAGACAACGCAGTCTTTGTTGACTTAACAGAAGCAGGTGTCGCAGCAAACAGAGCCAAAGGTCTTACCGGTCCAGGTTGGTGGTTGTATCATACAGCAGGTGGAAGACACCACGCTGAGTGTTTAGTACCAATGAAAGTTACAGCAGTTGCTGCTGGTGACTTAGGTGTTGATGGTACAGGTGACGATGCAGTTGTAGCTGACGCTTAATCTAAAAACATTGCCTTTATTGTTATGAATTTGACTGAATCAACCTTTCTGCTATACGCGATGAAACACTATGACAACCCTCAGTGTACTGAGATGTCAGAGTTCGAAGAGGATATTAAGAGATTTCAATATCTCCGTAAACTCTTTAGTCGATATAGACAAGATGGAGATCTGAAGGAAAGGTTAATTCTAAACCATCTCATTGTTATATTCAATGTGTTTGGTCCGCAGGCAACAAATATGTTATTCATGAGATTACATGAGTATCACGAATATTTAAAACCATTCGTACTATATTTGAATTATATGCCAGAACTGTTAGTATACGATGATATGGCGGTAAACGCAGACTCCATTAATGGTGATCTGTTTATCGAAACAAGGCTTAGGGAAATTTAAATGGTAGTAGATTTATTCTTAGTGTACTCATTTATCAAAAGGCTAGTTATGCCCTTTGAAAAGTGGGAGGCATATAAGGAAGGAATTATTGATGAGAAGGGAAATCTCCTAATCAAACGTAAAGACTTCGTAAAGAATAGTCAGAAATCTGCGTTTGGTATTTTTGACCAAATGATATTGAATCTGAAGAAACTATTAGGTAAACTTCCTGGTGGGCAAACTAAACTTGCGTCTTACGCTTCAGCCTTATGGTTGATACGTGAACAGCAAAGAATCGAAGCTACTAACTATTTAACAGAGGAATCTGTTGAAGAAGATTTAGAAATTGCGCTAGAAAGGTTTCTATCTGAAAACGAAACGTTAATTGCTGAAGCAGCAAAACGCGAGATTGACGAAGAACCTGCTAATGCAGTCGGTGGTGGTAACATTGCCGGTTTAGGAATAGGACCTGATGGCGAACCAGGTGTTTCTAAAAAGAATCAAAAGAAACATAAGAAACGTATTCGAGATATTATGGGTACGGTCAAAATGGAAGATGCGGTTGCTGCAGCTAATCTTAAAGCAAGACAGGCAGGCGAACTTGATACTATGAAAGATCGTCAAGATAAAGATAAAGAAAGAATTAAATTAAAACATGCTGCTGAAGTCGAAAGACAGAAGACTCAAGACGAAGTCGAAAAGGAGCGTGAGAAACGTAAACAAGAACGTGATAAAGAACGTGCAGCCGCTAAACAATCAATGGGATCTTCTGCAGGTTAACAAAGGAAAACAAAAATGAAATCGTTTAACCAATACTCATCTGAACAAGAACAACTAGAAGAAGGCAAAGTTTCAATTGCCAAACTAAAAGTTGGCCTAGCTATGACTCCTATGTGGACAGGTCGTAGTGCAAAAAACTACGGTATCGCAGGACAGGCTGTTTATGACGGAAAAGTAAAGGTTCTAGGAATGGGAATTGTACCTTTTGGTAAAAAAGCAGAAAAGAGACATATAATCGCAAAAGATTACAAAGACGCTCAAACCAAGTATAATGATGTTTGGAATACAGAAGAAATTAAATATGGTCGTTTTTGGAATGCTCAACACCGTATGAAAACTTTCTTTGGCAAAATTGCAGATTCTGATAAGAAAATTGAAAACGGTTTCGTATGTTGGATTTGGGAAGTAGTAGACGGACCATCTAAAGGTACAGTACATTATTGCTTTATTGACTCTGATGAGAAATGGGCAATTAGTTATTTAAATAAATCTGCTGAATTTGAAATGATTACCTAATGCCTACATACGATAAGCAATTAGAATTAGTTGAAGTATTAAAAATTGATACGGATAACACCGTTAAGAAAGTTACCATAAGCGTTAAAACTTATGATGAAGCCGTTGGAACTTCTGTATTTTCTAAACAGCCTATGATTGCTGTATTGAGTGCAGAAGATTATGCTAATAGCTCAGTAACAAAAGTTACAACAGCAAACACCGCGGTTGATATTACATTATGGGGATATGCATATGCAGGTGGTGATAATTACTATGCAAATAATATTCAGGGTTACGCAGAGAGTCAAGTTGAGTCCTTATTACAGTTTCAAGGAACAACTTCAGTAGATATATCTACGTTATCATAGAGAGGAAAAGAAATGTTTTTTAAAGATACGAAATTAGACCGTGAAGCGGTATTTGAACAATTGAAGATTGATGAGGGTGTCGTATATGAAGTTTATAAAGACCATCTTGGGTATCCAACCTTCGGAGTGGGACACCTCGTTTTGGACTCAGATCCAGAATACGGCGCTGAAGTTGGAACTCCAGTTACGGAAGAACGAGTTAAAGAATGCTTCGATAGAGATATCGAGATTGCAGTCTCCGAGTGTGATCGCCTATACGAAGACGGGGTGTTTGGAGACTTACCCGACGAAGTCCAGCAGATACTGGTCAACATGATGTTTAACATGGGTCGTACTCGTTTAAGCAAATTCAAGAAAATGCACGCAGCCATTCTCGAAGGAGATTGGAAAGAAGCCGCTGTTGAGGGTAGAGATTCTCAATGGCACAAACAAGTTACTAACCGAGCCGAGAGATTAATGGTTCGTTTAGAAAATGTATAAATAAATTTACTAACAATATAATATGGAGAATACAACATGCCAGTAAATGACATCATCCAACAAGCGTTTGACAATAACCCGCTTAACCTTAAGAAAGCTTTTGACGACGAAATGACAAGTCGTGTAAGAGCAGCTTTAAATCAGAAATATCAAGATATGACTGATGAGCATCCTGAAGTTGCCGAAGTCGAAGCAATGGGTTCTGAAGATACTTTTGACGAAGTCGAAGAGTCAGTAGAAACACCAGAAGAAGACTGATATGTTTAACCAATTGTTCATAGGAATCATATTGGTACTCAGTCTTGGTGGCTATTGGTTATATTCAGAAAACCAAACTCTTAAAGCAAACAACGTTAAATTAGAAGGCGCAGTGGCAGAACAGAAAGCTGCCATTGAAGCCATCACTGAAAACTTTGAGAGACAAACAAAATCTTTAGTCAACCTTCAACGTAATTATAATCAAATAGAACAAGAGAAAGATCAGTACCTTGCTATATTTGCTAAACATAACTTTGATAAACTTGCCATTGCTAAACCTGGTCTAATGGAAAAAAGATTCAACGACGGTACAGCAGCAGTATTTGGAGACATAGAGAATGACAGCAAAGCTATTAGCCAGCTTGACGCTCCTGACGTTCCTTAGCGGTTGTAGTACCCTTCAGAACGTCTTTGGCTCTAAAGAAATTGAGATCGTAACAAAACCAGTTAAGATTGAGATAATCCAACCTTCCTTACCACGTCCTATAGATCTACAAGATCCAAAGTGGTATGTTGTCTCAGAAGCAATCATCACCAATCCATGTAAAGGACTACCTACGGGTGAGATAGATGACGATGGAAAACCTAAAACCAAAAGGCCGAAGGATTGTACCTTAGAAGAAAGAGACCATCCAGATTGGCCTGTGGGATACACCTACCTCGACAAGTTCTTAGATGAAATGAAAAAGAAAAACAACGGAGACATAGTCTTTGTGGCAATGACCGTTGGTGACTATCAAATGATGGCTAAGAACACTCAAGAACT